CAAGAGATTCGAAAGAATGCCAACGGCATTGAAGAAGAAGTTACTGTTGAGAAGAAATTCGTCAGTGGACTAGCGTCCGGTACGGGCGTGGACTTAGAGAATGAACGAATGGCTGAATCAGCTATCGAAGCATTCAAGGCCGCGATTGATACTGGCGTCACGAATCCTGATGGCACCTGGGGCATGATACCGCTTCGTTCGGGACACCGTAATGAGTGGGATGACATTCTCGGGTACGTTGTCTCTGCGGAGATTGATAAAGACCATAACCTGTGGATCGAAGCTGAATTGGAAGATACCAACGCAGCGGAGGACCTATATAAAACGCTGACTCGCACACCGGAAAAAGGAAGAGAAAAGAAGCTTGGACTGTCGGTGGCAGGAAGAATCCTCAGTGCATCTGAGGAAATTGATATGTCTACACTCGAACGTCGCCGCGTCTTCAATGAGGTGGCTTTGCGAGAGATTTCAGTTGTCGGCCAACCGGCCTACCCAACGGCTTTCTTAGAAGCCATGACCAAAAGCGTTGATTGGAGCAATCCGCCCATCAACTTATCGAGGGAGATGCCAACAATGGCGAACGATGTAGGAAAGACGGCTGAAGATCAGCCAGTCAAAACCCCCAAGGATAACGTAATTGAAACAGCAAAGGCTGAGGAAATTACGCCGAAAGCTGAAGCGGACGTGAATCAGGATGCTCCTGAAACTCCCGTTGTTGCCGCTGAGGCTGTGAAGTCAGATGAAGAACCTGATTTCGATGCAGACATTCGTCAGGCTGCCGCTGAAAAATCAGTCGAGGCGCAGGTTCCTGATGAGATTAAGCAGGCTTCGAAAGAGAAGAAAGCTGCAAAATCCGCCGCACAGCAACCGGAAGGTGACGCTGTTGCAAAGGATGCCGCATCCGACGCTCTTGATGAAGTTGATGATGCAATGGACGATGCATTGATCGTCGCCATGAAATCCACCTATGACCAAATTGCTCCACTTGTGACACAGGCACAGACGCTTCTTGCGGCTGCTCCAGCTTCTACGGGAGACGATGCTGATTCAATTGTCGAGGACGCGAAGGATGACGCATTGATTGCAACCATCCGAGAAGTCAACGAACAAATTCTCACCATCACTGGCGCGTTGCGAAAACTATTCTATGCTGACGATGCCGTGGATTCAATTGTTGATAATGGTGGATATAGCTACTACTGGTCGAAAAAAGAAGAAGCGCCTGACGTTGTGAAGGCTAATGAGAAAGAGTTTATTATGGATGAAGCAAAACTAAGTGAGTTGATCGAGAAGGCTGTTGATGCCCGCTTGGTCGGCCAGAGCGAAGTCATTGAGAAGATGGCGAAGAAGATCGAAGAACTTGAAGCCGAGCCGGTTGACAAGTCTCTTTCCGTGAAGGGTGCTAAAGAGGGTGAAGTGGAGCTTGATCCACTTGCTCGATTCCGCAAGAACATGGAAGGCAAGGTCACGCAGGGCAATGGCAACGATATTTTGAAGGCTGCCGTCGCATCCGCGCTTGGGGCTGACACCGGAAAATAAGTTCTAGCGATAGAACATATATGAAAAATGTTATATAGGAGAACTACTATGGGTAATGAAAACGATGTAATGGACATTCGTCGTGCGTTGGATACGTCCAACTCTACGACCGGAAACGTTCTTGTTCCGTTGGTCATCAGCGACGGTGTGCGTATGTACATCGAAACTCGTTCACCACTCTGGAACATTATTAATAAATTTGACTTTGACGGATATGCGTTCGTTTATCGTGAGCAGACTGGTTTGCCGGTTGCTTCATTCGGCGCAGAGCTTGGCGCATTGCCAGCCGCGCAGAATGCAGCGTACGTGCAGCGAACTGTTCCGATTAAGTCCGTGTACGTCCGTGGTGAGCTTTCTGGACAGATCATTGAAGCATCTCGCTCATTGGTCAACGTCCTTCAACGTGAAATCACCAACTCGTCCATCGGTCTTGTTCGTACGCTCGAACAGAAGATTATTGCCGGTGACGCCACCGCCAATCCGAATGAGTTTGACGGCCTTGACAAGTGGATTACCAACACCGTTGAGATGAATCCTGGCACTCCCGGCACTCCCGTCTCTTTGACCCTCGCGATGGTTGATCAATTGATTGACGCGCCGCAGGGTGGAAATCCAACTCACCTTATTATGAGCAAGGCAATGGGACGCCGAATCTGGAGTTTGCTCCAGGCGCAACAGCGTTTCAATGACGTTGCGGACATTAATGGTGGATTCCAAGTCCCTGTTTACGGTGGACTTCCCATCATTCGCTTGTTTGACAACACCACCATTCTTGCTAATGAAATTCTCGCTCCAAACATGGACATGGTTTCTATGCCAATTTTGAAGAATGTTACGTATGAGGAGTTGGCGCACACCCGCGACTCGACGGATTACTTCTTGAAGATGTACCTCACGCTTGTTGTTGAGGGTGGTGCACGTTATCACGCAAAAGCCATTGACGTTAAGTCGAGCTAAGTTGGTTGACATGATCCGTGTCCTTTTTGATGCGGATCATGTCACTCTTAGGAGTGAAGCATGACAAAGTTACGATGTATTGCACCGCCAGGAACAACTGCTGATTGGGAAGAACGACTCTATCACATTAGCATTCCAGTCATACGAGGGGAACTTGAAACGGACGATGAAATCGCCATTCAAACTCTTGTTCGCCGGGGAACGTTTGAGATAGTTGAAGATGTGGCCCCTGTGGCTGTCGATCCTGTTCATGCTGCTGCTCCTGCTGCTGTTGCTCAACCAAGAAATTCACGGCAAAGAAAAGCTGTTGAGAAAGGAACGTAGAAAATGGCTATTGACACGTCACACGGTCAAACGGTATTGCTTGAAGAGAGCGATGATCGTCTCGCCACCGCAGAAGAATCAAAAAGAAGCGGAGAACCGCTTCGATCCGTAGGAGCCAATGCAACGGTTCCTGTTCCGGCGTCCACAGCCATCAATGTCGCTGAAAATCATCTTAAAGATGATGTCTACGTAGGCAATCTTGGACAAACCTTTCCGAAGCACCTTGAAGAAATTCACGACGCTCGCAATGGTCCTGATGGCAATCACTATGTTGCACTAACAAATGAAGAAAAGGCTGCACAGCACGAAGCGTACTCCGCAAACCTTATTCGGGAACGACAAAAGGAAAGTGAAGAGACGCAGAAAAAGATTGATGAAGGGTACGACATTGCCACCGCGATTGTCGAGTCAAACCTTCGCCGCGCCGAGGAACATGAGTCTGCCGTTCGCGATTGGAAAATCGCACATGACAAACAGGCCGCAAGCCAGAAGTCCGCGCTTGAAGTTACGGATGCCGTTATTGATCAGACCAAGGACCTTGATGTAATCGATGATGCAAAAATCTCTTTCAAGGGCGTTAATAAAGCTCCCGATGCATCAGAGTCATCGATCAAACAAGGATTGAAGATCAAGGATCAACTTATTTCCGCGCAACGGAACTTTAAGGATTCTGCATCTAATCCTGCTGTATCGCTCAATTATGATCATCCAGCGGTTGCTGTCTTGAATGAAGCTGACTCACCAGAGGGACTTCAGGAGATTCACGCTGATCATCTCGCCGCTCGTCGTGAGGCGTATGGCGAAGTGGATGGTGCAACCACTGAAGCTGAAAGACGTAAAGAGGATTATATCTCATCCGTCGATACAGAATCTGGAAAGGAAGCCGCTGAAGATGGCAAGCCCACAAACACCGAAGCCAAAAACGCCAAATCCGTTGCCTCAGCCGTTGCCAAAGCCGAAGCAAACAAAGACGCACGCGCCGAAGACCAAACGAATACCACTGCGAAAAGCACCGTAGAGCAAAGTGGGCCATCACAGGTCACTGAGCCGATTGCGCCTGAAAAAGTATAAGTAGCGTAAGGAACATCCAATGGGACGACTCATCACCAATCAAGAGTTTTCCAGTTCTCCGTATGGTGGCCTTGCTGACACTATTGAGAATCTCTCTGGTGTCGTTGCTCGCGCGGAAGCTGCAATTGAACGGAAAGCTGGACGAAAATTTGGATTGAATACGTATACAGAAAACGTTTATCCAGAATATTCAGCATATAAAGATCGAACCACGTTCTTCGTGAAGAATCGTCCCATCCAATCCGTCACACAAATTCGTCATCGTCGTAATGCTTTGTATGATTGGACCGTTGTCGATCCTGGCCTGTATCTCATTGAGAGCGAGCCGGGATATATCACATCATACATGGCGCAATGGTTCCTTGTCAACCCAAGCGGACAGACAGCGGAAACGCTCGATCAATTCGGCGGTTGGGAAGTGGAGATTACATATGTGGCGGGATTAACTGAAATACCCGATGACATTAAAGAAGCTGTTTTCATGCAAGTCGTGTTGTTCGGGTATCAGGATACGCAAATGTTCGCTCGTACGGATGATCGTAATCCTGGCATCCGATACATGAAAGAGGACATTGAAGATATTGTCAAATATTATCGTCAATCGTCAATGGTGTTTCACTAATGATAACGATAACGATTTCCCCCGAAGTGGAAGAATCATTAACCTCGTTGATGCGTGGATTATTTGAACTTGAAACAAGACTCATGGATATGCATGAGCCGCTTGAACAAGTAAAAGACTTCTCGAAGCGATTGTGGGATGATAACTTTCTCAGTGAGGGAGCGACGTTGGGAGAATCGTGGAAACCGCTTGCGCCAGCTACTCTTGCTGATCGAAAACGTAAGGGTTATTTTGATCAAAAACTTGTTCGTACGCATCGGTTGTATGATCGATTCGAGCAATTGAATGAAGAAGGCAAGGTGGGGATGAATGCCGTTGAGTGGACGTTCACGAATGGAAATGACGGTTTTCCAGTTCGACACGATCAGGGATATGCAAATCCACGCGGCAGGGCCAGACCTATCCCCGCACGAAACCTTTGGGGATACACCGCTCGCGACATGGATGTAATTGAGCGAGAAATTGCCATGTATATTGAGGCGTGCATCAATCGCTTCTACGGGTAGGAGTCGATATGGCGTACGATAAACAATTTGGCACCGCTGAGATGGAAGAAATTATCGTCTACTTGCAAAACATTCTTCAGAATGAATTTGCTCGGGATGTAACATCGGTCTATTTTGGCGACATAGGCATCTATCCTCCTACTGTCTTTGGATCGTCCCGTAAGGACACGAAGGCAATCCTCATCATCCAACCAGTCAGTTCTGTTCCCATTCCCGGCGAACGAGTGGCTGAATCGGAAAAACGCACCCTGCGTTTGCAAATCATCGCAATGGTGAATATTACTCCATTCTTCACCGCCCTTCCTTCGGAAGCGTATGGTGAACGAATTCTTGTGAATCTCATCAGTCGAGTTGCTAAGTTTCTTGCCCAAGAAGAGAATGTCACGCTTGATGGGAGGGTCATCTTCTCGCGAGTGGAAAACATTGATTGGGAATGGACGCAACGCAAGGATCAATCCCTGCGCGGTTCTGCAATCTCATATGAGGTTGATGTGCGAATTTTCCGACAATAGATAAGACGACATGATGAAATAATATTATACTCTAATTTCGTAAAGGAACACTATTATGGCTAATGCTTCTACAGGATATGTTGGCGTTGCCGTGGAGACGACTGGTGGCGTTGCGCTTCCACCGACCAAATATCTCCCGGTGACAGACGTTGACTTTCCGTCAGAAAACACCTTTATTGACGTAAAAGAAATTCGTGGCTCTCGTCAGGCTACGCAGTCATATGATGGCGCGGTAAAGCCAACGGCAAGCATTAAGTCTGGATTTTATGGTTCAGGCGCAATGGGAACCTTCATGCTTGGCCTATTCGGAGGAGTCGCCACCACCAACGTCACTGGATCAACTACCTCGAAGCTTCATACATTTAGTGACGCCTCTCTTCCTTATCTCACTCTTGAACGAGCCGACACCAAATCTGGAGTTGCGGGTGGCTTGATCGTTGAGCGATTGGGTGGATGCAAGGTTGAGTCAATGCAATTTGCCTGCACCTTTGGTCAGGACGTAAAAGTAACGACGAACTTCCAGGCGTTGCGTTTTCCTGATGCAACTGTATCAAAGGCTGTTGCTCCAGTCTTTCCGACGCAGAATCCGTTCATCTTCAAGGGTGCTTCGGTTTTTGTTGACGGTGTACTTTCCTCGCAATTTAAGGACGTAACCTTTGATTTCAAGAACACGCTTGAACGTCAGGATGCGCTTAATGGCACACGAGAGTCAGCCTTCATTTTTGAGGGTGGATTTGATTGCACGCTTTCTGGAAAGATGATCTTCAGCGACCTAGTAATGTACAACAAGTTCAACCAAGGCACCAATATGGCGATTAAGGTTCAATTTGTTGGAGACAGCTTGGACGTTGCTGGCACGCCTCCGACATTCTACACTGCAACCTTTGTTTGGACGAACGTTAAACTCTCGAAGTTTGGCATTCCGTTCACCGCTGGCGGCATTATCAATGCGGACTGCACCTTTAAGATCAAATTTGACGGAGCATTGGGACGTTCGGTTCAGGCCACGCTCCAGAATGCAGACGTTACTGGCACATACGCAACCTAATTTTTGAGGATGGGAGGGGGATTCATTTCCCCCTCTTTCCTTTCTCAGGAGTAGGAGCGTATGGAAGAC